AAAGCGTTGCGGATAATGCACGGCGCGCGCTTGAGGTGCGAGCGGAAAAACCTGAGTCACTGCGCGGAATGACAGCCGTAGGAATCGCGCGAGCGCGTGACCTAATGAACCGCCAGCAGCTTTCAGAGGACACTATCCGCCGAATACTTACCTTTTTTGAACGCCACGAAGTAGACAAACAAGGCGCGACTTGGGAAGAGCAGGGCAAGGGCTGGCAGGCTTGGCACGGTTGGGGCGGCGACGAAGGCTTTTCGTGGGCGCGTCGGAAAGTTGACGAGTTTAACCGAGAGCAGAAAAAAAGCCTAAGTGCTTGCGGTTGCAGCTCAATCGCTACGAAGACTTTTGCGTCTACCCTTTGGACAAAGGCCGCAACCCCTGACGCGGCGGATGAGTTTGACGAAATCAACGAGCAAGAAGCGGAAATCGGCGCAGCGGTAGCGCGCATCCTCGACAAACAAGTACGGGAAGTGCTTAAGCGCGTTATGGCTGCTGGTACGCCTACTGCTGAGCTGCTAACCGAGGTGGAGCTACTGCTTCGCTCGCGCAAGTGGAACACTCAAGCGGTGGCAGCATTGCGCCCGTACCTAGAGCAGTCTCTTATGGCTGGTCTCTCTCTTGGTAACGACACGGTAGCCAAGTTGGCGCAAATCCCTGAGAACTTTAACCCGCGCAACGAAGACCTAGCCGCCTACGCGCGGACAGAATCGGTACGGCTGGCCAACAACGCAGCGCAGTCGATGAACGAATACACCGTAGTCGCTGTCAGCAAGATACTTGGCGACAGCCTAGCCTCGGATATGTCTATAGACCAAATTGCGGAGCGAGTGCAGGAGTGGGCAATTGGAGACGGGGACGAAGTGCGAGCCACAAAGACCCGCGCGCTGATGATTGCACGGACAGAGGCGCAGCGCGGAGCGCGAGCGGCAGAAGTTCACGCTTGGAAGTCTACAGGGCTGGTCGAAGGGAAGACTTGGCTACTGGCTCCTGACTCTTGCGAGTTTTGCGAGCAGGTAGCGTCATCCTTTGGTATTGACGCTATCGGCATTGACGGAAACTTCTACGCCAAGGGCGACACGCTAACTACCAAAAGCGGCCGCTCTATGGTGCTGGACTATGAGGACATTACCGCGCCTCCACTGCACCCTAATTGCCGTTGCTCGCTTCAACCAAAGCTAAGCAGCGACTACGACGAAATCATAGCTGAGGCAGAAGCAGAGCAGGAAGCAGCTAACAGGCAGACACGCACGGAAATCATGGAAACACCAGACTACGAAGCAAATCAAGAGCGACGGCGGCAGATTCTGGAAGGCAAATAATGCAAACAATCACCCGTAAGACGCTATCCGCTAACTTTGTAAACACCGCTAAAGGCTTTGCGGCAGTCATCACCGCCGAAAGCCTAGATCGCGACGGCGAGGTTCTCATACCCTCAGGCATGAACAGCACAGAGTACGACCGCCAGCCGACCCTTTTTTGGAATCACGACTACGCCAAGCCTGTTGGGCGCGCTGTCTCAATCAAGCGCAGGGATACCGATATACTTGGCGAGTTTGTTTTTGCGGAAAGGCCTGAGGGCTACTCAGGCGAGTTTTTTCCCGAAGTAGCCGCCGCGTTGGTAGGTCAAGGCATCGTTACCGCTGTCTCAATTGGCTACACCCCTGAGGCGGGCGGAGTGCGGAAAGCCTCAGCAGTAGACAAAAAACGCTACGGCGAGGAAGTGGTAACAGTGTTTAGCCGCTGGAAGTTGCTAGAGGTATCGCTGGCTCCGTTGCAGTCAAACCCTGACGCGCTCATTACTGCCATCCGTAAGGGAATGATTTCACCCGTAGCCGCCAAGCAGTTTTTCAATGTGGAAGTGCCTCGGCGCGTTGTAGTTTCCGTCCCTGTGCCATCAATCAAGCAGACGGATAAGCCGATGCAACTTGCGGCCGCCGTTGCTCGCGAAATTGCGAAGGCGCGCGGCCAGCTCTACCTCTAAGCGGGTGCGATTGTGTCTACGGCGTTTTGCCTGCAAGCCGATCTAGACCCTAACGGTAGAGAAATCACAAGGCAAAACAAAAATGGACAGCATGACACTCGACAAGTTTACGGAATGCCTGACGCGCGCGGCTAAGGCCGCAGGCGCAAACGGCGCAATCCTGCAAAAGAAGCTCATCCTTGATAAATACCTCATCGTTGACGATGCTGGAATCGCGGTCGATCCCGATAGCATTGATGTAATGCTCATGCCAGCTGCACCAGCAGACGAGGCGGCAATCGCTACCGAAAGCGCATCGGTGCAGAAACAAATCAAGCGCGAAGTGGCGGCTAGCCTTGCTACGGTTCCTCGAATCACTGGCGGAACGCTCGGTACTGAGGCTTGGGAGTCTGCCAAGGTGTACGGCCGAATCAAGGCGTTTTCGGGCAATCACGAAAAGGCTTACAAGTTCGGCGCATGGTGCTTGGCGGCAATGGGACATAAAAAGAGCGCAGACTTCTGCGCGCGCAACGGCATTGTGCTGACTAAGGGACATACCGAAGGCGTAAACAGCGCGGGCGGTTTCCTTGTGCCAGACCAGTTTGAAAATGAACTGATTGTTCTGCGCGAGCAGTACGGCGTATTCCGTCGCAACGCCAAAATCTACCCGATGACTGGCGACACGCTCCGCATCCCTCGTAAGAACGCAGGGTTGACCGCCTACTTCTCTGGCGAAGCAGCAGCAGGTACAGAATCAACGATGACCTTTGACTCGGTGCAGTTGGTGGCAAAGAAGCTCATTGCGCTTACCACTGTCTCTAACGAATTGCTAGAAGACTCGGTCATCAATATTGCGGACGATGTTGCTACCGAAATGGCGTACCAGTTCGCCTACAAAGAGGATGACGCTGGCTTCAACGGCGACGGCACTAGCACCTACGGCGGTATCGTCGGCCTTGGCTCTGCGCTGACTGACTCTACCTACCAAGTGTCAGCGAGTGCAGGCAGCACAAAGGCAGCGGTTACGGCTGCTGAAATTGGCGCAGCACTGGCCTACCTCCCAAATTGGGCAGCAGCGCGCAGTAATGTAAAAATCTACTGCAACAAGGGCGCGTACCACTCGATTTTTGAACGCCTTACGCTGGCTGCTGGTGGCGTGACTGCTAACGAAGTCGCTAACGGCGTTGCGCCTCGCTACTTTGGCTACCCGATTGAGTTTAGCCAAGCTATCGCTACCCCTGCTGACGGCGGCTCTGCGACCGTCTGCTACATCGGTGACCTCGCGCAAGCTTGCTACCTCGGTGATCGTCGCTCGTCAACCATTGCGTTTAGCGACTCAGCCTTGAACGCCTTTGAGCAGGATGAGCGCGTTGTACGCGGTACTCAGCGTTTCGACATTATCTGTGCAAATGTCGGCAGTTCAAGCGCGTACGGTGCAATGGTCAAGTTTACGCTCTAATAAGAGAGAGGATTTCACAATGAAGCAAAACACAAAAACAGTTTTGATGAATACCGCTAACTCGTTTGCGGCTTTGACCTCGGCCTCAATCACCTCTATGACTGGCACAGTAGATACTTTTGGGTTCCGCTATGCCAGCATTTCGGGCTTTGCCGATAGCACCTCAGGGCTTCACACTACCGCAGCAAACAACTTGCTTGCGGAAAGTGATGACAACAGCACCTTTTCTACAATTACGGCAGCAGTAGCAGGCGCAGCGTTTACGCCTACTTCCGCAGCTCTTTCAACCTCGTTGGCGAAGGTTACTTACAATGTTGACCTTCGCGGCCGTAAGCGTTACCTAAAGTGTACTCTTGCTCTTGGCACTGCCAGTCCTGCCGCTCAGCTTGTCTGCATTCTGTCGCAACCCGTTGACGGAGTTGTGACAGCAGCAGAGCAGGGCGCAGGGTTTATTTCAGTCACTTGATTTAATTAGGGGCGGGCAGGCTAGCCCCTGTCCGCCCCTTGCTTGAAAGGCCAAACTATGCGAAGCCAAATGAATATAAAGCTTGTGCCGCTTGATACTGGAACTGGTGCAGTGTCTACGATTTCCAACAGCGTAGATACCAAGGGTTTCAACTTTGCCAAGTTCTGTTTTTTCTCTGACAGCACGGGGACGCTGACCACAGCGACGGCCATTACGGAGAGTGACGACAACAGCACCTTTTCCGCAATTGCTGGTTTTGTGAACGGCACAGACTACACCGTAAGCAGCTCAACCAACCTTACAACCGTTGCCAAGCTTGTCCTCGGGATGAACTTGCGCGGCCGTAAGCGTTATCTCAAGGCAACTGTTACTCATGCTACGGCTGGCCGTACTCGGTTTTGGTGCGAACTGTCCGACCCTTCGGACGGCGTTACATCAGCGACCGACACAAACACGGCTAACCTGATTTCACTTTAGCGCAACCTCTTCCCCCTTTGCCTGAGGCGCGCGGTATCCGTACTGTGCGCCTCGGTCTTTTTTGTGGCACAATGCGGCAATGACTACGCGCAACGCTATCGACATCGGTGACCAGCTAGCACAGATTGCAACAGATGACGCTTGTACTGCTCTTAAACAGGTAGCGGACTCGCTGGCTGACGGCGGCATACTTACGCTAAATGTGCCAAACATCGAGCATTTTACGCGGAAGTACGGCGAAGGCGCGCCAGATTGTGAAAACTACCTGCTTGGCGGCGGCAAGTATAAAAGCGTTTGGAACCGCGAGAAGCTCAGCGTAACGCTTAACGCGGCAGGGTTTGAAGTGCTAGGCGGTGCAGACGGCCGTACTAGCTGGATTGATGACGCGGGGCGGTTTGCCATCCGCGCGCGCAAGTGCAGCAGACCAGCACCACCTCGGCCGTTGTCTGAGGTTCACGCAATCATGTCTATGCCGCGCGTAGCGTGGACTGACACTATGGGAGAACTAAGCGAAGCCGCTGCAACGCTTGGGATAAACACCTCACGGGCGCAGGGCGTTTTTTGGGGTCAGTGCCTAGAGCGGCTTATGGAACAGGCGCAACTGAACGACGCTATCAAATATGTTTTGACGGTTGACTACGACTCGATTTTTAACGCCTCGGATATTGTGCGCCTCTGGCAAGTCATGGAAACTAACCCCGATATCGACGCGCTCTGTCCGTTGCAGATTGGGCGAGAGCGCGACTGTGTCATTTTTAGCCTTGCCGACAAGGCGGGGCAGCTGCTAAAAGAAACGCCGTTAGACACTTTTCATCGGGACGCGGTTGATATGTTTACGGGTCACTTTGGCCTAACCCTTATCCGTACCTCTGCGCTCAGGAAAATGAAATCCCCTCTTTTCCTCGGCGTTCCAAACGCTGACGGAAGGTGGGGAGAAGGGCGCACCGATGACGATATACACTTCTGGAACAACCTCCGCGAGTCTGGCGGCAGAATTTGCGTCTGCCCTAAGGTGCGAATCGGTCACTTGCAGGCCATGATTACATGGCCTGACGAAATGATGAAAGCCAAGCACCAGTACCTAACGCAGTATCACGCAGACGGGAGGCCTGACGAGTGCATGACCTTCTAATCATTATCCGCAACATTGCCGTGCATGACAGCGAGCGGGGGCGGCTGTCCCTCCGCGCTGGCGCGCTGGTAAACATTGAGGCCGCTACCGCCGCTCGGCTAGTTGCTGGCGGCTACGCGCGCTATGCGATACCGCCTGCTCCGTTGTTTGTGGATTCGACGCAAGCCGTAGAAGAGACGAAGAAGGTAGCAGTACCGAAGGAACTAAAAAATGGCCGTATCAGCAAGCGCACTATGCACCCTAGTTAACCTTAAGCTGAGCCTCGGCATTACCTCGGCGACTACTGATACGCTTTTAGAGCAGGCGATTGACCGAGCCAGCGCAACCGTGCAACGCTACTGCGCGCGAAACTTTGTAAGCCAACGCTACTACGAATGGCATGACACGCAAGGCCATAGGCGGCTTGCGCTCAAGCATAACCCGATTGCAAAAATCCGATTTATCGGTATTGGAGCCGAGGCAGCTCTTACGGTTAGCTCGACAACTGCCAGCGACATTGCCGCGACCGTAAGCGTTGAGGATACAGCGGTGCAGTTGTACCGCGTTGCGTCTACTGGCACAGGCGCGGCTACTGAGCTGCTGTTTTCTACCTACGATTCTACGGTAGAGCTTGCCGCGCAAATCAACGCTACTAGCGGATTCTCCGCCAGCACTGTTGTAGGTTTTCCGAGCCAGTACCTACGCCGCCGAGCAGCGGTAAACCTGCTGCAAGGCACAGGGACGCTGTACGCGCCAAGCGAAAGCATAGACGAATACACCTTTGACCCTGATACTGGCATAATCTACGGCGGGCTACTGAGTCAGCCTCAGTCGATTATTGTTGACTACCTAGGCGGCTACACAACTGTTCCCTATGATGTTGAGTACGCGGCAATCAGGCTAGCTAGCAGGCTGTTCAACTCGCGCCAGCGCGACGAAGGGCTATCAAGCGAAAGCCTCGGCGGGTACTCGTACTCTCTCCGTGCATCGGCAGAGATTGACGCAGATATGCGCCTGATGCTTGACCCGTTCAAGAGGCTCCGTTGAGCGTTCAAACACTCATAAACACCTTCGGTATCGACTTTGAGGTACGAACCCCAATCTACGCTACTGCTGCTGACGGCACGGTGACGCGCACTTACAGTAAATCCTACTCGGCGCGCGGCTTCCTATCGCCAAGCTCGCAAACCGAATCGCTAGCGCAAGGGCGCGAAAACAGCCGACGCAGCGGAACGATTTACCTGAGCGGCATTTACTCGGTAACCACAGACGATGAAATCCGCGAGGACTCTGTAAAGCTGTCGTACCCTATCTGGCGCGTTGTTGGCTCAGTCAATCCGCTAGAGTTGCAGCGCACTGGAGTTTCAAAACTGCTTAACTTTACGGCCGTTAGCGTTGTAGAGGTTGACCCCGCAGAGGTAGCGGAATGACCGACACTCGGCCTATCGTAAAAATTGACGCGCTGGATATACAACTGATTCTGCATAAGGCAGTAGCCGAGGCGTTAACAGGTTCGACGGTGATTGCGGGAAAGTTGCTGCGTACGCAGTTGTCACAGCAGGGACGCGGCAAGATTCGGCGCGTTAGTCTTGGCTACTCAGGGGAACAAACCCTACGGTCTAAGGGCTACCACCAGTCATCAGTAGCTGGACAATCGCCCGCACCAAATACAAACCGCCTCCGTGCGTCGTGGGCAATCGGTACAAACGAGTACAAGGCAGAGGACGGTATTTTTCGGATAAAGGCTTTTGCTGGTACTACTCTTGTTGAGCTTGGCAGCAAGGTTTTTTACGCTAGATCGCTCGAGTACGGCGCAGGGAAAATGAAGCCGCGCCCCTACCTGTCCGTAGTGCTACCGATCATTGCAAGGCAGCTACCCGCTATTTTTGCGGTATCAATCCGTAAGGCGTTTAAAAACAGATGAGCAAGGCCATCCTAGACAGTATCAAAACCGCGCTATACGCTGACGCTACTCTAACCAGCGCGCTTCAGAGCCGAATCTATTTAGACTCTGCGCCTCACGACGCGCTTCTACCGCTGCTGGTGTATCGCATTGCAAAAATAGATACTGCGCCGATGTTTGGCTCAGTCACTAAGTTTACGATGGCTATCGAGTTGCAGCTGTACTACTCTAACGCAGCAGCTGCAACTGCCTACACCGCGCGCGACCGCATTACGGCCATACTTGCGAGTACTACGGCTCCGACAGGCTTTGACCGATGTACCTTTGTCCGCACCGAGTCAGGCGTACCCGCTATCCTAGATGACTCTTGGACGATCATAGACCGCTACACCGCTACCGCGTTTGATACCTAAGGAAACACAATGGCCGTATCTGCCTATTTAGTTGGAAATGACGGAAACTTCAACTTTACGCTGTCGGGCGATACAACAAGCCCGACAATGTTTAAGGTGCAAAGCTACGCCGCGAGCCTCACCCGCATGAGCAGCGACCAGACAGGTTTTGGCGATACGGGCAAGCGCAAGCGGTTAGGTATGCTTGACCTTACGGGCAGCATAAACGCCGTAATGGGTTTTGGCTCTGCCAGCAACGGAACAAACGCTACTATTTTGAGCGGTACGCAGGGCGACGGCATTGCTACCGCTATGCCTATTGTGACCTTGTCTCTGTTTACAAACACCACTACTAACGCCTGTAGTTTGGTATCAACGGCAATTTTTAGCCAGTTTAATTTTAATGTAAACAAGGCTGGCGACTCAACAGTCACGGCAAACTTTGAAAACGCGGGCGGTACTGCGCCTGTTGTTGCATGGCTAATTTAAACTCAAACCTCGACAGCGTCGTTCGCCCTGCTGCTGACGATTGGGTAGTGAGCCTGACCACAAAAGAGGGCGTTACCACTAACCGACGAATCAACGCTGGCTACCTATCTGAGGAGGTAGCGTTACGCCTTGCGTTGCATATTGGGCTGCTACGCTCGCAAGATGTAGACTACTGGAGCATACGCAGAGCCTCGGACAGTTCGCTAGTATTGCCAGATACTGACGACCCCCTGATTCACCTGCTCAACAAAAGGCGACAATGAAGCTATCTCCGTGGACTGAAACGCTGGCAGACGGTACGGCTGTAACTATCCGACCACTCACTATCCGCGAGCGCATAGCGGTTACGGATGAAATGGCTGACGAGTGGGCGCGCTCGGCCGCAAAGGACGCAAAGGCCGCGCAGCTGCTGCCCGCGCAAATCGTTGACGCAATGGCTGACGCGCGCAAGCGCGCTAGCGTGTCCTCTGCGCTCATCCTCGACTGCTATACCCTCAGAGGTGCGCTCAGGGTGCTAGACCGCGCTAGCAGCGACGGCGTAGCCCTAGCGTCAAACCTAGAGCCGATTCCACTTACCGAGCTTGCGCTACAGGCTATCGGCTTTGAGACAAGGCGCGAAAGGGAATCAACCGAAGCGGGAAACGCGCTGCCCGTGTAATTGAGCCAGCACCGCGCGACTACATTGCGGAGGCTCATCTAATTGCACGGGCTACTGGCGGCTTTAGCAACCCTTTGGATCTAGTGTGCGCTGAGTTTGAACGCCACTTATCACTAGCGGTAGAGGGTCACGGCACAGCAGAGAGTACCGCAGGAGATTGGTCACGCCGATATGTGGAACAGGCTACGCAATGAGTACTTCAGCAGGCGACATTTTCATACGCATTGGTGCGGAGCAGACCGCATTTAATACGGCCATGAAAGAAACTGCTACCGCCGCAGGTACTGGCGGAGAGCAGGCGGCTAAGGCGTACCAGAGCCGATTTCAAGCGTGGGTAGACCGATCTAAGTCGCAAATTGCCCGTAGTAGCATGGCTGCGCTTTCACCTTTTGCGCTGGCGGAGACTTTAGCAAACACGCTCACGGCTATGACGGAGCAAGGAATTGTAGCTGGCCTTTCAACGCTAGCCGACTCTGTGCCGTTAGTAGGAGCCGCGCATAGGCTCGGCTTGGCCTTTGGCAAACCGCTAGCCGATGCCATGTTTCCCGATGTTGCGGAAATGGAAGCCAAGATCCTAGCGGACACGGCCGCGCTAGAGCGCAAACTGAAAACCTCCGTTGCCAAACTCAATGAAGAAAACGCTGGCCTGTCTTCTATGGCCGCACAGCAGGAAGACGCGGCGGGGCTAGGCTTTGATGTTCAATCGTTCCAAGCCAAGGCCAGCGGCAATGAGCGCGAGCAGGCTTTTATACAGGCCGCGCGGCGTGAGCATGAGCTACAGGTACAGCTCGACCAAAAACTAGCAGAGTCACGGAGCGAGGCGGAAACCGACCTGCTAAAGCAGGTGTTTTTCCAAAAGCTCTCGTTAATCGAGGACGAAATGCTCTACACCTACGACGAAATCGCAAAGAAAGAGCAGGAAGTCTCTACCAAGAAGACGAAGGACGACGCAGAGGCACAAGCAAAGCGCGAGCAGGAAGCGCGCGATTTCATGGACGACGAACTAAACTTTGAAAATGACAAAGCTAACGCACAGGCTGAAGCTCATAAGGAATGGCTGGCAGACTCGGCGGCGGCGGAGAAGTCGCTAGCGATACTGCAAGACGAGGCGGTAACCTCTGCACAGTCTGGCCTTAGCTCTGCGTCTACCGCGCTCGGCACTTTTACCTTTGATGCCTACCCCTCCAGCGATAAGCGCGCGAACGATAACCGCATAATTAAGCAGCTTGAAATCATTGCTGGTAAAGGCACTTCGGGCGGAGGATTTTTGTAATGGCTATCGAGGTAGTAGAGCAGCAGGACAGCAAGGGCTATTCGCAAACTGGCGGACAGGTAACGGCCTCTCGGCGGTTTAGTGTTTGGGATGACACTACGCCGATTACAACGCCTACAACTATCCGCGACTACTTCGGCTCAAGCGGACTGCCAGCCATTGGCGACAGCTTTGGAGCTGGTGCTAGTGACCTGTACGCAGTGTCTTTTACAATTGACCCGCAGGTACTAACGCGCGGAGCGTGGTCTGTTGTTTTTGGATACTCAACAACGGAAGGCAGCACCGCGCAACCGCAAGAGGTGGGCTATACCGAGTTTTCGATGGACTACGCGGCAGAGCCTCGGGCAATGTATCGCACCAACCCAAACATACCAACAGACGGTAGCCCCTCTGCTACAACAAACATTGCTGGCACAGAAATCGACGCGGCAGGCATACCCGTTTCTCAGCTCATGCGGTTTACCAGCGTAGTAATTAGGGAAACCGTTTTCGCATCGTCAGTAGTTGACCGTTCGTACACAATCCGCGCAACAAGAGGGAAAAGAAACTCGTTGCCTTTTTATGGCGCGCCACGGGGGCAAGTGCTTTACCTTGGAGCGCGCGCCAGCCGTATCTCTGTAGACAAGTTTTCTATCGAACACCGTTTCGCGCAGGATGACCAGTTCCATATGATCCAAAACCCTGACCGAGACAGCGAAGGCGTACCGCTTTGTAGCCGTGTAAACGGAATCCTACGCGCAAGCGTTGTGCGCTTTGTGCAATTGTTCCCGCAGTTCGCAAACTTTAACAAACTATCGGAAAACTTCTAATGGCTGACGAAATTACGCTAAACCTCAAGCTGGCCGTTGATAAGTCTTTTCTGGTGCAAAAGTTTGACTCCTCTACGCAATTAGTAACCATGACGGGGTCAACCGCTACGGGCGGCGTGCAAACCATTGGCACTACTGCCGAAGTGCTGGTTATGAGTGATGTAACCACCAGCGGCTACGCATACTTCCGCAATACCGACGCGGCCATAGCGATAGAGCTAGGAACTGGTACTACTGCCTTCGCTACTTTCCTAAAGCTCAAGGCAGGCGAGGTAGCCGTATGCAGGCTATCTACTAACGCTCCTACAGCTCGGGCAGCGTCTACTACGGCAAACCTGCAATACTTTATCCTCCAAGACTAACCGCATGACCCTACCCCGTTTCACTGCTGGCGTAGTAGGAAACCTGTCCTTTGAACACCTCAACGAAGCCTTTGGCTTCATTGACGCGGTGCGAGACAGTGGAGAAGCACCAGCGCAAGGCCTGTACCGAGGCGGTGCAGTCATCTGCGCCAAGATCCTAGGCGTAAACGGTGATAACTACTCATGGGAGGAAGTCGAGCGCGTATCGGCAACCGACGCTACATTTCAGACTAAGGTAGGCGGCAGAAATAGTACGGACGGAGCGGGTAATACCTTTGGTTTTCCTGCGCGTGTGTTTAACCTTGCAATGCCAGCAGTAGGGGAGCTTGCACTGCTGACTAGCAAGCACTCCGCAGAAGGCAATCGGTACTACATTTCAATTACAGGCAGCAGTAAAAACAACATATGCGCTACGATTGAGTCATCAACGCCAGTAGTAGCAAATGTACGGTGGCAGTATGGGATAAAGGAAGCTTGGCCAACCTCGGCGGGCGTGTTTACAGGTACAGGCTCAGTCTTTGTAGCCTTTAACGGCGCAGAGAACAGCGCAGATAGCTCAGTCTATGGCGTAGGTATGATTCCACCTACTGGCGCAACTTTAACGCGCCAGCCGATCAAGGTGGGTACGGCTGTGCTGTGTTCCAAAAACTCAACAGCAGGGGCGATTTATGCCTTTTCTGTTCCGAACGGGTACAAGGTTTTGTGTTAATGAACTACGAACAGCCTAATCGAGTTACAAAGAGCGACCGCCCGCGCAGGCGACTAGCCAGCCGTACCTTGCAAACAGGCGGCACAATCCTCTACGAATGCCCAAGCAGCAAATCCGCCGAGCTGCTACACCTTGTGCTGTGCAACACTCATACAGGAGCGGTAACGGTGCGAGTGCATCACCTGCTACCAAGCGAGGCCGCAGGCGTAAACAACGCCATTTTCTACGACTTGCGGCTAGAGGCGCAAAGCACCGTAACAGACGATGGCGGCTACACAGTTAACGCTGGCGAGCGAGTCTACGCTAGCGCGTCGGTAGCGTCTGTTGTCTGTGTTGCGCTGTACGGTACTGAGCTATGAGCAGCGAAATAACCGCGCTGTGCTGTTGCGGTGCGCTCGACTGCACAGGCTGGCAAAACTGCCGCCCGTTGTCATTTCAGATTAGCGGAAACATGGTGAGGCAATTCGGCAGAATCCACACTAACCAAGGCACAGGGTTTCAAATAGAAAAAACCGTAATCACTCTAGTTTTTTCTGCCACAATGACTAAATATGCAGTTTATCCTTACGGCATGGTTGTTACCGCAGGCAGTTTCAACTATCGCTCGGAAAAAAATACCTACTACTACCACGGGACATATCAAGACCCAAACTGTTTTGAGTGCTTGACCCGATACCTCCACCAGAAATATGTGACTACAGGAGCCGCTAATTCGTTGGCTCCGTTCCCTGCTTTTGGTGGCGCGTCCTTTCCCGCAGGTATCAAATGTTTTCAGCCTTGCGGAGCCGAGCCAGCTATCTTTTCCGTGTTTCAAGCAGGACTAAGCGCGAGTTTTACAAACCAGCAGACAACCTACTACGAGTTTGGAAGCCCCTCGGTTTCAACCTTTAGCGGCGTACAGAACTTAGGGCTGACTTTGTCGGGTCTGGCTGGTTGCCTTACACCCGCGTCCTTTAATCAATACAACCTTACGCTTGACGACAACAACCCCCTATCAATCTGCGCCGAGTTTCCGCCAGAAAATGCGTACAACTGCTCACCCGCAAGCCTTAATCCAAACGGCATTTTCGTTGATGAGGGATGCGAAAGTACTATCTGTGCTGACGATCACTTTTGTTATCTATCTAGCCCCCCTAGAGCCTGTGGCTGTGTATCTGTAAGACCTGAGGACGAGTTTGAACCGCCTGACGGCTCAAGAAACAACAACCTAGGCGTACTGGTAGAGAAGAGTTTTATTGATATGTACAGCACAGTTACGGCGACACTATGAAAGCCAGCTGTATTTTCGCTCTATCTCTTACGGAATGCGTTCACCCTACAATCGCTGGCGACACTACCGCAGAGCGTTGCGCGGTCTGCCAGCACTACGCGGGTAGGCTTCGCGGCCTTGGTGACATTGTGGAGCGAGTGACTAGCGCAACAGGCGTAGCGGCACTAGCGGCGGCCGTTGGTTGCGGCGGGTGCGCCGAGAGACGCGCGGCACTCAACGCGGCTGTGCCGTTCACCGATACAGCAAAGAAGGACTAACCCTATGGCACTTGACTACGACGGCGCAACCTCTGGACTATTTACGCGCCTTGGCGCAATGATCCAAATGCTAGATACGGTGCGCGCGCATCAGGCAAACCTCAAGACCATTTTGGCAACGATCCAAGGCAAGTACAGCGCGGCTGATGCCTACATGATTGCGCCGTTGTCGGCTAGTATCGAAATGCGGCTAGCAGAGACCAGCGGCATACTTGCCGACCTCCGCCAAAGTTGCGAGTACACCGTAATTGAAATGTGCTACGCGGAGGCTCTTACCTCTGCGTCTAACGCAATGCGGTCTAAGACTATTGGGGACGCGCTGGTATGGCTCATCCGTCAAATGGACATAGACAGCGAGACCGTACTAGGTACAACTGTCAGCAAGTCTGCTCTCTCTGTTGGCAGCGGCAACAACGGCAACGGCAAGTTTTTGTACCTGTTTACTGCGCCGAATATCCTGCTAAACAGTGTAAATGAATGGCCAAACATCCGTACCGAAATGGTAGAGGCGCGCTGTATCCAAGACGGACAGGAGGGCGCGCTGTCGCGAGGCTCAGAAGTCTTTGAGATTCGAGGCCAGCCATCCTACGGCGGCCTTGATTACCGCTTCCCTGCTGGCTCGGGCGCGTCAATGACCATGAAGAGCGCGAGCGCAAGTGTAGACAACGGGGAGCGCGGGCAGAACATCGCGACTAACTCAGACTTTGAAGACCAGACTAGCAACCTACCTGACTACTGGACTGCGGTTACGGGTGCTGCTGGCACTGAGTACAGCACCGAAACCACAAACATTTTTCGTGGCACAAAGGCGTTAAAACTCAATGTAACGGGGTCAGTCTTTAAGATTAGGCAGCAGCTCAATAGCTCCGCTGGCTCGCTTGCTAGGCTTGCGCCTGACCGCCCGTACGCTATCTCGATTGCAATTATGAAGGACGCAGGGGCTACAGGTACGCTCCGTGTCTCAATTCAAGACGCGGCGGGAACGGTGCTAGATAGCGGGCTGTTTATCAACTCTAACAGCATTGCGGCTACAACTACTAGCTACGCCATGTACACGGCTACGGTGCGCTCTCCGCGCGTCATTCCAACAGATACCTACCTAGTGCTAGAGACAACCGTAGCCATTGCTGTAGCGGCGGTCTATGTGGACGAGCTAGTGCTGGTCGAAATGTCTACGATGGCCTCAGGCGGTGCTGCGCTAGCGATTGTTGCAGGCTCAGCAGATTGGTACGCCGATGACAACGCGCGCTACACCTTCACAAACAACAATGAAGGCGAGTTTGTGCGAGCATTCGACCGCCTATTCGGTATGTATGAGCGCGGGCTAGCTCTGCCGTCAAACTATGTAGGCGGGCAGACTATCTCTGATGCGCTGATTGCTTGATAAGCGCAAGCACCAGCGCGCACCGCGCTTGAGCCACTAGGAACCGTAGCGAGGCATCGTCGCACAGGTCTACCGCAACGGTGTACAGGTCGACAGAGTTCCAAGATATCTCTACTGCCGAGCTGCACCGCTGAGCGTTCCGCACGGTTGGCCGACGCTGCAATTCGCGCAGGCACTGGCCTACGAACTGTTGCGCTCGGCGCGACTTCATTTTAGCAGGTAGATTTTTTATGCAAGCACCAAAGGAAGAAAGTCGATAGACTGTCCGCTAGCGGACATGGTGTCTGCTAAGGAGACTATCGACATGATGCAAGATATTGTAGCGCAATTGGTTCAATTGGCCGCCGTGGCCGCACCGCTCGCAATTTTTCAAATATGGGGGAATGATGACAACTGACCTAGCTCTAATTCGCTTGGATGCGGAGAAAATATCGTTGATCGCGCGGACAATCGCCAAGGGCTGCACCCCTGATGAGTTGCAGCTATTCGTAGCAATCGCTGACCGCACAGGCCTTGACCCGTTCGCTCGGCAGATTTTTGCGGTCAAGCGTTGGGACAGTCGCGAGAACGGCTATGTAATGCAAACGCAGGTATCTATTGATGGCGCGCGGCTCACCGCTCAGAGGAGCGGAGAGTACGCAGGCCAGACCACTACTACATGGTGCGGAGCCGACGGGGTTTGGTTGGATGTATGGCTTAGTGACTCGCACCCGTTAGCCGCGCGCGTCGGGGTCTATCGGCGCGGCTTCGCGGAGCCGCTGGTAGCCATTGCGCTATGGCGCGAGTACTGCCCCTGCACAAAGGACGGCAAGCCTACAGGGCAATGGCCGAGGATGCCCGCGCTGATGCTGGCAAAATGCGCCGAGTCTCTGGCACTGCGTAAGGCTTTTCCCGCCGAGCTGTCAGGCATTTACACCGCTGAGGAAATGGAACAGAGCAGCAGGCACGAGCCGCAACCAGTGCCAGCACCCGTACAGGTTCTAGCGATATCTACGCGGTTACCTGTAGAAACCCCTAGAGAAGAGCAGGCGGTAGCCGTGCCTGTGCCGATTGCGGCAATACCAACAGCGAAGAAAATGACCAAGGCAGAGCGAGCCGCCGATACGCTACGGGTGCTGGCTCCTGTTGCGGAGCTGGCGGTAGTCGATACCGACGCGCAAGCTAAAAAGGATTGGCCGATGGAAGAGTTTACGCTGCTTGCGAGTACTAGCCCCGCCATTGTTGTGAACGGCAAAGGTCGAAAAGTTTGGCGCGTCGATCAAGACAATATAGACACTCCGCTAGCTATCCTCGATAGCACAATTGCGGCAAACATCGAAGCAAATCAGGCTTTCGGGCTGAAGTCGCGCATCGTTACCGAGCGCGTTGGCGCAAAGCGAGTAGTAGTAGCCATACTTGAGGAGTTGCCGATATGAGTTTTCCGCACGAAGTAGGCTCGGCTTCAATGCGGAGCCAGCTCGGTATCCGATCAGAAGACCCGAGGATTTTTCGGCCTGTCACTTTGCGCGAAGCCTTGGCCGCTGCCAAGACTGTAGCGCGTGACGAGTGTATAGATACTTGGATGGCTGGCATCCTGTGCGTTGGATTGCCGTTAGACCTAATGCCGTCGCAACTGACCCCGCGCAAGCAAGATTTAGCGGCAGCTTTAGGCGTATCAGTTCGCACGGTACGACGCAGGGAAATAGACTGGGAATGCCACCCGCGCCAAGATATTCGTTGGCTGCTTGTACACCGCGCTTTTCGCTTGATTGTTGCACGGCGAGGAGCCGCGCAGTAAGCGAACAAAAAAAGTTTTTTGCAAAATCGGGGGTAGCCCCGCTCTCAAAAACACTTGATATAATGTCCGTAGTGGAGCGGAGAGAAGAGAGAGAGTAATCGGGTTAAACCCCTTACTTTCTCTCTCTCTCTCTCTCTCTCTCTCTCTCAAACCGCTAGCAAGAGCTAGCAGAGGAGACAAAATGAAACCAGCTGCCCGTATGGATTCGGCCGCGCTTGCCGCGTTTCTTACCCGTGTACATCATTTTTTTAGGGGACACAATCCGCTAGACGCGGAGCTTCTGCGTCTGGCTCTGCCGCAGATTACCGCGTCTGACCCCGTTGCGGCAAATCAAGCCTTAGACCGCTACGCGGTAGCGCACGGCGGCGAGCGCGCTCGGTTCATCCCTAGCTACTTTTTTGCTGCGCTCGATTTAGTGCTAGCCGCGCCAGAGGTTACGCCGTCAGCATCGGCGCAGGCCGCGCGCAATCAGGCCGCCCGCACAGTAGAGGCCGTGGCAATTGACGCAGACTGGTCAGCAGTTAGAACGGAGCTGGCGCGCGCGCCTGCTCATCAACTACAGGAGGCTGTAGCAACGCTTGTACGGCTAGGCTGGCGCGAGCCGCCCCAAGATGTAGCCGAATGGTCTAGAGCTTGGCTGGTGACCTGTGCAGGCCTTATTCGTGGCGACTTGCCGACACAGATAGACGCTAACGGCAAGCTGGTTGAATCCGATAATGCCGCCGCTTTCTACGCCAGAGTGGGCAGAATGCTTGCCCGCTGAGATATTCGCGCGAAATCGTAAGATTCGCGCGAATGTGCCTTGACTTTATGCCGATGCAAGCTATCATCGGTGTAACCAAGCGCGGCAAGAGCCGCAGAAAAGGACAGTGAAATGGTTTCAGAACTTTGGAATAAGGCGTATGAGGCTCGCGAAATCGAAGTGAAGGCTATCGAGGCTCTGGAGGCCTTGCGCGACAAAATGGACGCGCGCTCAATGGCAAATGCGCGCCCGATGTTGCATGAGAAAATGGGGTTTGAGGTGTTGCACATTGCGGCCGAGGCTGCAAGCAAAGCGCGCGAGCTGGCTTTTCTTGCCGCTCACCGAGCCGATCCTAAGTTCTTTGAAGCAAAGGCGGGCAAGTAATGAAACCAGCTAACCCGTGGCAAAAAGTGTTTGAAGCGCGCGAGGCCGAACAAAAGGCAGCGGCGGCCGTGCAATCTGAGGCCGTTAAAGCGTTGCAGCGGTTTCCTGTTCGCTCTTTAACTTGGTTTCATGCAGCAGAAAAAGCTCATGCCGCCGCAGTAAAGGCAAGCCAGCTCGCACTGCAAGAGGCTTTCAGCGTTACCGTGTTTCCTAATCCCTTTGCAGCTGAGGAGGCCAAATAATGGAACCGTCTACCCTTACTGCTCTTCTCATTTCACAAATCCAAATCAACCAAGATTACATTGCTAGCCGCATTGTTAACAAGCAAATGGAATCCGTGACCGAGAGTATGCTGGCGGTAAACGAAGGCCGCATCCATGCGCTAAGCTTGATTGGCGAGCATACAGAGGCCGCAAGATTGTTTGCGCGAGGACTGCGCGCAACCTTTGAGGCGCGCGAGTCTGCCCGTCATACTGACAGGATGGCCTCGCTAGCAAAGTATCAAGCTGTTTTAGACGCAAGGGAGGCTAAATAATGAACCCGTACACCTGCAAAGTTGCCTACCGTTTCAACCTTGAATCAGTGCTAGAGCGTACCGCTAACCTCCCGTGGCCAGCGGATGAAATCACTGGCCAATGGCTGGTAGTTGATCATCAAAACTACCACACTTTTCGCGCAAACCTTTACGAATGGCTGTTTCGCTTTAACTGGTGCGGAACAACTGCCTATCAGGAAATGCTGGAAATTGTTGCAGCTGATCAGCACCAGTATCGGCGCAGTTTGTGCGATTGGGAGCCGCGCGCTAACAGTACTTACCCGTACAACCAGCGCGACCGAGTTGAGGCGCGCAACCTTGAACGGCTTGAGCGCATGAACCGCGCTATAGCTGCCAAGTAATTCGCGCGAAATTAGTAGATTCGCTGTAATGCTGCTTGACTTTGAGCCGATAGAGGCTATGCTGGTGTAACCCAAGCGGCAAGAGCCGCAGAATCGAGACTATATGAAAACTTCTGCTCCACTTCTTGTTGATCCTATCTCTGGCTGCAAGTATAGCATTCGTACTTACCGCCTTGGCTGTATGTTTGAATGCGTAATCAATAATTATAAAGGCGAGCTAGTCGCTATTGAGCTTCGCAACACCTTAAAGGATGCCAAGCGAATTGCCTTGAGTGTAGCTCGTTTTGGACAATTCAAGACTCCGCGCTAAGGCCTACCTACCAGCGGCAAGAGCCGCAGAATCGAGACAAGAAATGATCAATGCTGACCCCGTTCGACAATCAATCTATGACCGCGCATATGACGCGGCGTACAGTGCGGCCGAAATTGCGGCCTACCGCGTTGCCTATGAGAAGCTTTCCGACGCGGCCGCTGCATCGGCTATCGCCGTTGTTGCCGCCAGCCAAGCCGCTGGCGAAGCCATGCGCCGCGCGCGCCTGAGCTTTGATGAGAACGGAAAGGCAGTATCGGTTACTCTGAGCCTCTCCGAGGCTATTGCGACCGCTCACGCTGTTGTAGGAGCCGTTGTGAACCTTGACCGCGACATAGAGGAGCGCGAGGAAATCGGCCGCGTAGGCGGCCTCCAAGAGCTTCGCGAAGTTGCCGCGCGACTTGACCGCCTTTCCTCCGCTTTGCTGGTTGCAGCGCATCAGGGGGCAAAATGAGCCGTAGCCTGTTTCATATCTCGGAGGACATGGGCGCGCTAGACGCGCTTCTATCCGAGGCCAACGGGGATGTATCTGCGCCAGAGACTCAGGCCGCGCTAGAGACTTGGGAGGCCGAGCTGGAGACTGACCTGCTCGGCAAAGTCGATGCGTACTGTGGACTGATTACCGAAATGGAAGCGCGCATCTGGACGCGCACCGTGGAAGCTCGGCGGCTAAAGGAGTTGGCCGAGTCTGACCAACGAGCAGTAGACGCGCTGCGCGACCGATTGCGCGCTGTCTGGCTGGCTCGCAATCTCGGCAAGCTTCAATGCCCGCGCTTTGTGGTTTCCGTTGTAAAGAACGGCGGCAAGCTGCCGCTACTGGTAACTGACTCGGCCGACAACCTGCCACGGTGGGCGGTCAAAACCGTAAACACTGTATCGGTGGACAACGACGCAATCCGCGCGCGGATTGACGCTGGCGAGGTGCTGAGCTTCGCGCAGCTCGGCGAGCGCGGCGTAAGGCTGTCGATCAAATGAGCGATAAAAACTACAACCGTACCCCCGATTGGTCAAGCTTTCCGTTGTTTGCGTCGGCTGACAAACTGCCGCCGCGCTCGCGGAGGAATGACCGCCCTACCAGCGTTGCGGCTGGCGAGTCGATTGACGGCCTACCGCCGATTGTCTACCACCTGCTAGCGGCGTACAAGGCCGCAGGCGTTGGAGGCCTGATTGACGAGGAGGCCGCGCTAGCGTCTGATTCTGATATGCGCTCTTGCTGGTGGAAGCGGTGCGGGGAATTGCGCGCGCTCGGCCTAATTGTTGAAACTGGCGAGACTCGCAAGTCTTCTAGAAATCGACTCTGCATTGTCTGTCGGGCGGTGAGGCTATGACCAAAACAAAAAAGCCCTATCTCTCTGCTCGCGTTCTGCGCGGCCTCGACTCGCTGACCAAGCGAGCCAGCCCGCTTACTGTTGAGGAGTTTCTGGCGGTAGAGTGGGTAGCACTTCGCAAAGCGCATACGAAACCGCCTAGGCTGCCAAAAGTAACCGCTGTACAGTCTGCTCCGTTTGTCTAAGATGCCCCCGCCACCAGCGCATGATGCGCCCTGTCTCCGTGGTGCTGATAGGGGAGGGCGGTAACGCCCTCTCCGTCAGGTTACATATGCCAACACCTGCAACCAACCCCGCTCCTGTTCCGCGCCCTAAACACCTTGGGCGTATCGAGCGCGTCATGCTTGAGACTGAGCGCGTAGATTTTCTGCTGGCTGGCGAGCTGGTCGGCTTTGTCGAAATCGTCCGCGTTCCTAATGACGCAAAAATCCGCGTAGCGTTTTGCTTTGACCGTAATATACAAGTACAGCACCAAAGGCAGAAGAGGCCAGCACCGTGACTATTGAACCTACACCGCCGCTCCGCTGCTCATGGTGCGGGAAACAGACCCCCGAACATCACGAAAACCGCACCTGCTCTACCTGCTCCGAGCGCGACCTACAGGCCGAAATAGAGCGCAGCCATGCCGAGGATTACGATGACTGACCAGCCTACAGAGCTAACCGTAGACGAGCTTTTTTCTAGGTATGTTGTTTTGCGTAACGCGCTTAGGGAATACCGACTAGCCGATAGAGAGCTGTGCAACCTAGAGGTTACAACGCGCGAAGCCTTTGCACGGCTACACGCTGCCGAAGACGCAGTAGATGACTTGCTCGGGCTGGCTCGCATTGGCAGGAAGGAACGGCCATGACCGAGCGGCTATACCTAATTACTAACGGTGACCGAATCTACGACCACCCTACGGCTATCCGCGCGGCAACCGCCAGCACACTTGTAGTAATGCTTGAAAAGTGCGCGGATGAAATCGAAGCGCAGAAGATTGGCAATGACGCACAGAAGAGAAGCGTGTCTATCTATCTACAGATATGCGACCTAGAAGTAGGCCAGCCTTTAGTTAACCATGTTGCTGAGCCTAACGAATTGGTGCGGCTTGCCGCAGAGAACGCTAAACTACGCGAGGAGCGCGACGAAGCGCGGCGGCAAGTTTGCGAGTTTGAGATGGTAAATATGAAGTGCGCTCGCGACTACGCTACTTATCGCGGTTGGGATTGTTACAACAAAAAGAAAGAGGACTGAGCCAAATGAACGACGGCTACGACGACAGGCCAGACGAAAGCGCGCTACGGATTTTCCTGCGCGAGTGGTGCTACCTTGTCGTAGTAGTAGGCCTCACCCTCTACCTTTCTCTCTGGTCAATTGTTGACCGAGTCGCAAGCGTAGGGCGGCGGTGAATGCTAGCGAGCTGCTCATAGTGCGAGGCTACGCATGGCACAGTACGCGCGGCCTAATACACGCCGCCGCGTTTGCCAAAGGGCTAAAGGAAGTGCCAGCAGCGCGGACGCGCATACGGCTAGCCTTGGTTAGCGACGAATGCATACGCGCCCATTACACCAAGCCTTATCCGATTACGCAGTCTGTGCTAGGATTACTTGAGCCGCACGGCCGATCTAGAAACTACCGCTGGATGCCAGATAATGATTAGCACCGCGTTACCTAACTGCGTAATGATAACTCTGTTCCATCCGCCAGCAGCACTACACCCAAACGCGCGCGTAGTCTGGCAGGTAAAGGCGCGAGCCACCTCTAGCTACCGCCGTGCAGCGTTCCTAGCGGCTAGGGACTACGCCTACGGGTGGGAGGCCGCAGAGGTGCAGGCTACTTTTTATGTGAAGACAAACCGCCGTCGCGACCGTGACAACCTGCTGGCATCACTCAAAGCCGCGTTTGACGGACTAGCCGACGCAGGGCTAGTCGCGGACGATTGCGGTATGACGCACCTTCCCGTACAAATCGCCGTAGACAAAGGAAGCCCTAGGGTGGAAATCGTTGTACGGCAAGTAAATGGGGCAACCGCCTAAGCCGATGCTAAACCTATGATTGACGAAGAAACTAACACTACGGCAAGTCGCAAGCACAATCGGCCGCTGTCTCTGCTGGTTGGGGTAGCGCAGCTAGCTACTATGGCCGTAGGCTTTGGCGCAATGGCCTACAGTATGGGCGAAAAATCGCAACAGATTACCGCCGCTCAACGCGACATAGACACGCTAGCGGTAATTGTCAACGACCTAGCGCGGACGCAAGTTACTGTTGCAGTCTCAAGCGCAACTACAACGGCAACGCTTGAGGAAATTAAGCGACGGCTAACAATGCTTGAGCAGCGGACACGCTAGGTATCTGGCCGATACACTTACAGCCTATTCTCTTCTCTGCTCTTACTAGGAAACTACCTCTATGAAATCATGGCGTACCACTACAGCGGGAATCCTCGCTATTGTTACTGTTGTCGCTGCCGCGTTTCGCGCAGAGCTTGACGCTGACCCCGCAACCGTTGCCGATTGGTCTCTAGTCATTGCCGCAGTAGTTGCAGGCGTTGGCCTCATCATGGCGCGAGACAACTCGGTTACCAGCGAAGCAGCTGGCGCAAAATGACAAGAGACACGGAAAACGATTGGGCGGCAATCTGCAAGAGCCATCAAGACCGCCTACAGCGGCCGCTTGGCAGTGTTGAGCGGTTACGCTTGCTGCACGATGCCCCGATGTTTTCCTTTTGGGCTGACATCAAGCGCGAGCTACTGCTTGCTGCTGAGGAAATTACGCACCTACGACGCAGACTAGAGGAGCAGAACAATGACGGAGGCTAAATCATGCTCGAAAAAATCGTTGCAAAAATCGCGCTTGCTCTTGTCTCATGGCTGGAGTCTCGCATTGAGCGCGGCAGCACTGCCAAGGACGCGACCCCTGACCGCGACTCTCTGCGCCGTGGCGGTACTCGCTTGCGCCTGTGGCTGCTCAAGAACCGTGCTAGTAAGTGAGTCAAGCCCTATCCGCATCGGAGAGGTACGCGGCACTGTTTACGCAATGGTTGACGGCGAGTGGAGGCTATCCGCTAACACGGTAACCGTACCCGAAGGCTGGTACTGTGTTCCGCCGTCATTTATGGATGCCCTTGACGCGAGCGCGCCTAACAGGTGACCCTAGCGCGCTCCAAAATCCCTAAAGTTGCGCCAGCTACCGAGACTGAAACAAAGTGGCTAACTACGGGCGACTGCGCTAAACGCCTTGGCGTAACTACGCGGCTGGTTGCGCGGTGGATTGACTCGGGGCGGCTGCTCGGCTTTACGCTGCCAGAATCGCGCGACCGCAGGGTACACCCTGACGCGCTAGCAGAGTTTCAACGGCGCGAAGGCTTTGACGCTGCCCGAGGTATAAAATGACCGACAAGCCAGCCGAAGACCTGACCGCGCTGCTACGCAAAACCGCCGTGCATACCGCAACTATTGACGGCGGCATGATCGAATACACGGTGCGCTACTGGCGAGCCAACACTACAGCCGACGCAATTGCGCGCGAGCTGGCGCACAACATGATGAAGCAAGCAGCAGACGAAATAGACAAGCTACGCGCAGACCTTAGCCGTAGTGCAATTAAAAAGACCCTAGACCACCTGCTAGCCGAAAACAAAGTACTTAACGCTACGCTTGACGCGCAGGTACTAGAAATGACGCTGTGCAGGTGCGGCCGTAGGCAAGCGGGGGCGGATTGATTACTACGCTACCGCCGCGCCGTAACCCGCTTAACCCTGCTACCTCTATCCTAGTGCGAAGTGAAATGCAGGCTGCTGGCGACTTTACTACAGCCTTGAGCGGCGGCACTGTGGTATTTACCTCGGTTGGGACTTATGTAAACCGATACGGCTTTGCAACTGTCGCAACAGGGACAGGCACTACAAATCGTGCCGCCATCTGTTCACACTTGCAAAACCAAGTGGCAATGGGGTACGGCGAGGTGACATTTTGCACAATCCTCCAAACCCCTTCTACTCTCTCTGATGCCACTAACCGCTACGCAATTATCACAGGGTTTAACGACCTGCTAATTTCAATCCTCGGCACAAGCGCGGTGCTGTTTCGCTACCGCGATAACATCAACTCAGGACGCTGGCAACTCTACAGCAATGTCGGTAGCACGGGTCTTACGCAGTCAGTTGATAGCGGCGTAACCGTCGCCGCCAGCACTTGGTATCGCCTTGAATGTCGCATCAACGCAACGGCAACTCTCGCGCAATTCTTTATTAACGGTGCGTATGTCGGTCAAATTGTCGGCGATATCCCGATTGATCCCGTTGTAGATGTTACGGGCTTTTTGGTGCAAATCGTCAAGTCTGCTGGCACTTCCTCGCGCGCTGTTATCATTGACTACGCAGATTTTCAAATGGCGGTAACGCGGTGACCTACGCGCGGCTTGACGCATCTTCAATCGTCGTTGAACTGATCGAATCAGACCAGCCTGTAGCAGACTGCGTACGAGTGCTTGACGGCATGAACGCGCGTCTAGGAGCCTTTTACACGGGGTGGGAGTTTGTAGCCCCGCGCTGGACTGCGTATCAGTTTCTTGGGCGGTTTACTGCGGCTGAGCTGTCCGCAGTCATTGAAACCGCAAAGACCGACGCGCAGCTAGCCTACTTTCTCACAATGGCGCAGGCCGCGCAGGAAATCGTATCTGATGACGCTGCAACAGTCAGCGGAATGGGTTACCTTGTCGCCAACGGACTGCTGACCGCCATGAGGCGGAACGAAATCCTATCTACTGGAGACTAGCCATGATCGACACAAGCGCGCCCGTAGCATTTAGATCGCAAGCAGGCCAAGACCTTTTTGCGCTGGCTGCCCTACGCGGCAAACGCCACGGCCTTTTCGTGGACATTGGCGCAGGCCATCCCGAGCATATCTCTAACACGGTAATGCTTGAGCGGGACTACGGGTGGTCTGGCATCCTGTGCGACATTGCAACCGAAGCAGAACTACGCGCGGTGCGCTCACCAGACAACACAGTCTACGGGGATGCCTTTGAGGTAAACTGGCTTAAGGCAATAAGCGGGCTACCACTGCAAGCGCAGCGCGTAGACTACCTCAGCCTAGACCTAGAGCCGCCGCTGTTGACGCTGTGCGCTTTGTGCTTAGTGCCGCTTGACGCTGTACGATTTAGCGTCATTACCATAGAGCATGACAGCTACCGTGGCGCAGAATGTGCAGTGATGGCTGAGGCAATGCGGGCGATACTGCTAAACAGAGGCTACCTGTTAGTCGCAAGGGATGTACAGGTACTAGCACCAAACGGAAAGCTTAGAGCCTTTGAGGATTGGTGGCTTGACGGTGACTTCTTTACCGCTGCTGAAATTGCTACGGCAACACAGGCAGCAGACCAAATACGGGCGGTGTTTCTAGCCGAGTGGACTAAGGCTACAGCCGCTGCTAGCTAGTTTCCTAATCTAAGCCCCGAGTCCGCAGGGGGTCAGGGGGAGCGCGCCTATGGCTTTACCAAAACTGTTGAACGATGCCCGACCGCCGCGCCAGACGATGCAAATGCTGTCTATGGCTATTGCTAACGGCTGGCAGATACCTGACTCAGTAATGAGAGCCGCACCCGCAGTAGTTGCTAACCTGCTAGTCAACGGCACTGACCGCGAAAAACTCCGAGCTGCCGAGGTGCTTATTCGTATGCGTGAATCAAATATCAACGGGCTAGAGGTGGCTGATAGATTGGAACGCCTTGATAGTGGCGAGGCCACGGAGCGCGTTGAGTTTGCGCCTATTGTATTGAGGAGCCGCGCTGCCAATGACTGACCCCGCAATCCTCTGCGCGTACAGCAAGCTGGTAGCACCTGCTAAGCTCAAGCCTCACCCGCGCAACCCAAACAAACACAGTGAAAACCAAGTATCGGTAATCGCAAAGGCTATCGTAGAATCAGGCTGGCGGCATCCTGTCATAGTCAGCAAGCGGAGCGGGCTGATAGTTGCAGGTCACGGCCGAGTTATGGCGGCAATCTACGCAGGAATCAAAAGCGTACCCGTAGAAATCCAAGACTTTGAAACCGACGCGGCGGAGCTGGCGTTCCTTGTGGCCGACAATCGCCTATCGGCTCTCTCTGATCTAGACGATGTTGCCATATCGGAAATCCTAGAGACACTGACCCAACTAGGCGCGAGCGTTTCATCCGCAGGCTACGACCAGTCTGCGCTTATCGAAATGGTTAACGAAATTGAAGCGAAGGAACGCCGCGCAGTCGAGCGCGAGCAGGCCGCGCAGCAACGCCAAGAGCCAGCAGCAACAGCAACCGCAGGCAACGGCGAGCCGACGCAACGCCCTGAGTTTATCCCTGTTGGCAGCGTGACTACGCGCGCGCCGTGCAAGTACTGCGGGCGGCCTTGATGTCAGCAGTTAAAAAGACGCGCGAAAGCCCGTACCAAATTGCTTGGCGGCTCAAGCGTATGGGGTATAGCAAGGTAAAGCTAGACTTTTCGGGCGGTAAGGAATCTTCAGCGTGCTGGCTTGCGCTACAGGCGGAAGGGGTGCAGGTTGTGCCAATGATGGCCGTACCCTACCCGCACCTAGAAGTAACTCGGCAAGTGAACGGCTACTTTGAAGACTACTTTAGGTGCAAGGTGTACACCTACCCTATGTCCCGTTGGTATCGGTGCTGGAGGGACTTGCTCTACCTAGATCCGTACCTAGTGCGAGTCGCGGAAACGCTTAAAATCAAGGAACGCCCAAGCGCAGACCGCATCGTGCGGATACACAGCGCGCTAGCAGGCTTGCCCGATGGACATATGACGGTAGCAGGCCTACGCGCATCGGATAGCCGCCAGCGGTTTCTATCTATCTACAAGCACGGCGTAATTGCGGAGGGTAATCTACGGTGCTACCCTGTTGCATGGTGCAATGAGTCTGCTATCTACTCTATGCTGATTCATCACGGGCTAAAACTACCGTCGCTGTACAAAGACCTGCACCAGAGCTTTGATGTCCCACGGGCAAAAATCCTAGACTGGCTTCAAATTAACCTGCCCGAAGACTACCAGCGCATCCTCGCATTCTCTCCGCTCATCCGTCTTGAGCAGGAACGCTACCGCATAGGAGGATCAAATTGCAGCATCCGCTAGACGATATTGTGCCGCTACTGCCTGAGATTGCCGACAACGCTAACTTTGACCAGCGCGCGGCTAGCGCGGCTATGCTTGCGCTTGCCGCGCAAAGGGTTAGCATTTCAAGCGATGAAGGCTTTTACACCGTCATAGTGTTTCAGACCAAGCCACAGCTCCAAGAGTTTTTGCACCGCACAGGGTGGGAACTAGAGCATGACGGCTACTGGATTGACGGCTTTAAGCTTGCGGACAAATTAGGCATAGACATTAAACCGATAGACCCCGAAGTAATGCAGCGGGTCTATGACCGAGTCAAGACCACAAAACAGGAAACCGACGCGATAGCGAGAGGCTTGGAGTTTTTCCCTATCGAGTCACTACAACGAAAGAAGAAGAAAAAATGAATACTTTCTCTACCCGTACTTTTGTCATGGAAAACCCTGACGCACCGCCAGCAACCAGCACAGGCGGCCGAGGCGGCTAACTCTATCTCAGCGACAACGACGCGCGCGCGGTTGGAACTTCCGCCGATGTATCCTAAACAGTACGCGGCGGTCTGTGACCCCGCGCGCATCGTTGTTATTGAGGCCGCGACAAAGGCAGGCAAAACCGTAGGCTGCCTTATGTGGCTCCTGTCGCGAGCGTGGAACGGCGGCAAGGGAGAGTACTGGTGGATTGCTCCTACCTTCGCGCAATCTACAATGGCCTTTAACCGTATGGTTGATTGGCTACAGCAAGGCGACCCCGCTAAGCACGCTTGGGATGTAAACCTATCCGTAGTGCGGATACGACTTAGCAACGGGGCGAACATCTGGTTTAAGAGCGCAGACAACGCGGACAGCCTGTACGGCGAGGATGTGCAATCCGCAGTAATTGACGAGGCTACGCGGTGCAGTGAAGCCAGCTGGTACGCCATCCGCTCAACGCTAACCGCTACCCGTGGAAAGCTTCGCATCATTGGCAATGTGCGCGGGCGCAAAAATTGGGCGTTTGCGCTGGCGCGCCGTGCAGAAGCGGGCGAGCGCGACATGGCGTATTTTAAGTTGACCGCATACGACGCAGTCGAAGGCGGAGTAGTAGACGCGCAGGAAATCGAAGACGCAAAGCGGGTACTACCCGAGGCCATTTTTCGCGAGCTGTACCTAGCAGAGCCATCAGACGATGGCGGAAACCCGTTCGGAATCAAGGCTATAGCCGAATGTGTCGCTCCTCTCTCTCCTCTGCCCGTTGTCTGTTGGGGCGTGGATCTAGCTAAGAGCCGAGACTGGACAGTAGCAGTAGGCCTAGACACTGACGGCAAGGTATGCCAGCTTGAGCGGTGGCAGGGTGCTTGGTCAGTTACTCGCGAGCGGCTCGCGCGCATGATTAAGGACACGCCAGCACAGATAGATTCTACTGGTGTCGGTGACCCTATCGTAGAAGACCTTCGCAAAGTTTGCGCTCGGGCTGAAGGCTTCCGATTCTCTAGTCAGTCAAAACAACAGTTGATGGAAGGCCTCCAAATTGCCATATCTACCAAGGAAATACGGTTCCCTGACGGTTGGCTACGGGTTGAACTTGAGTCGTTTGGCTTCCGATACTCACAGAAGGCTATACAGTATGAGGCGACGGTAGGCCATGATGACGGGGTATGCGCGCTCGCGCTTGCCGTTCATGCTCGACGGCAAAGGCATCCCTTCATTATCCGAGTCTTCTAAATGTCGATACTTGCACGAATTAAATCAGCCTTTTCTAGCCAGCCTTTCCTACAAGCCAGCGCGCGACTGCTACGCGGCAACGAGTCAATCCGCCCTACCTTTAGTCATCACCAAGCGGTGAGCTATTACAGCAGCTGGATCTACGCAGCCGCTAACCTCAACGCCGTAGCAGTAGCCTCGCAACCCTTGCGCCTGTATGTCCGCAACCGAAGCGCAGGCACTAAGCTTTGGGACACGCGCAAAGCTCCGCACCAAACCAAGGCCTACCTAAGCGGCTCGCTGGCTCACTGCCCGTCGCGCTACGCCATGACTAAAGCCGCAGAGTACGGCGACGATTACGAGGTAGTAACTGAGGCGCACCCGTTACTTACTTTGCTCTCAAAAGTGAACCCCTATCAAAACGGATTTGACGCGACAGTGCTGCGCGTTCTGTACGGCGAGCTAACGGGAAACGCCTACATTCATCCTGTAATGGATCAGCGGCTACGGCGGCCTGTTGCGCTCTGGACTATGCCGAGCCAGTATGTGGAAATTGTGCCAGACAAAGAGCAGTTTATTAGCGGCTACTTGTACGGCACTAGCCGCGACCAGCGGCACAAGTTCGCGGCCGATGAAGTCATCCACTTTAAGCGGCCTAACCCGTCTGACCTGTACTACGGCCTTGGCAAGGTAGAGGCGGCTTGGGGCGCGGCTACTTCTAACGCTGCCGTGCATGATATGGACTACCACTTTTTCGCAAATAAGGCGCGCCCTGATTACCTTATGACGGTTAAGAGCCATGCAACCCCTGAGGAGCTGGACAGGCTAGAGGCGCAGATTGACGAGAAGCTACGCGGCAGCAAGCGCACGGGTAGGTTCCTTACTAGCACTGCTGAAATCGACATAAAGCCTTTGTCTTTTCCGCCTAAAGACCTTGCAGGACGCGAGCAAATCGTAGAGGAAATCGCAGCAGTGTTTGGCGTACCTGTGTCTATGCTTAAGGCCAACGATCCAAACCTAGCCAGCGCAACGGTAGGGTTTACATCTTGGAAGGCAACGATGGTGCTACCTCTCCTGAGGATGGATGAGGAAACGCTAAATCAGGGTCTGCTGCCGTTGTTTGGTATTGAGGAAGACGCTTTTCTTTGCTATGACAACCCCGTAGCCGAAGACAAAGTTTTTGCGCTAGATAGGGTGCGCTCGCTAGTGATGAGTGGGCTGATGACCACTAACGAAGGCCGCGAGCTGCAAGGGCTACCGCGCGTCAAAGATAGACAGGCCGACAGGCTGCTGGTAAACGGTCAGCCGCTAGGCGGCTTTCCCCCTGCCGCTCCTGCGGCAGCAGCTCCGCTAGTGCCTACCCCGTTACCCCTTGCCGACTCTCTAGCCTCCTCTCTGCGCTTGATTGATGCCGCTATGGACACAAAGGCCGCAACTAGTTGCGACTGCGTAGCAAAAAAAAACTACCCTGAGCCTGAGGAAGTAGTCTGGACTGATGAGACGAACGAGGAAAGCCCCTCGGTAATTATGAAGGCGGTAAACACGCAACCGCCGCAAAGCGTTGCGGATAATGCACGGCGCGCGCTTGAGGTGCGAGCGGAAAAACCTGAGTCACTGCGCGGCATGACAGCCGTAGGAATCGCGCGAGCGCGTGACCTAATGAACCGCCAGCAGCTTTCAGAGGACACTATCCGCCGAATGCTTTCCTTTTTTGAACGCCACGAAGTAGACAAACAAGGCGCGACTTGGGAAGAGCAGGGCAAGGGCTGGCAGGCTTGGCACGGTTGGGGCGGCGACGAAGGCTTTTCGTGGGCGCGTCGGAAAGTTGACG